CTATCTGCTGCCAGCTTACTTAGTTCAATCATCACATCATCGCTAACAGATACTACCAACTCACTACCATCTTGATTCATAGCATCGCAAAACTGCTTGTAGTTGCGCTGATATGACTTATCATAGCTAATCAGGTCATCATGTCTCTCAATGCTATGGATCATTGTTGAATGATCTCTGTTGAAGTGCTTACCTATTATCGTTAGCGGATGGGTGCTATTCTCTCTGATGTAGTTGATAGCCATGTTTCTTGCATCCACATACTCACGCTTGCGGATAGGTGAGGTTAAAACTAAGCCAAAATAAGCATTGGCTCTCTGGATAAATGTTTCTAAATTCATTGTTATACTATTTGTTCTTGTTTACTAATGTTCTTCATTGCTTCGTCACGAAATCTAAGGTAGTTGATGTAGTCTTGTTTCAGCACCTTTATCTCTTGCAGGCGTTGGTTGTGCTTGCCTGCTGTGTTCAACGCAGTTAGCAACGATGCTTCATCGTCAAGCATTGCTATCATCTGCGTTACAAAGTTTATGTCTTGTTGTTTCATGGGTTCAAATATATCCTAAAAGACGTATTCAATGCAAATTTTTTCAGAAGGGCAGATCGCTTGCTTCTACAACAGGCTCTGGCTCTTCAAAGTCACCTGTTATCTCTGGCCGAAAGTCATCTATTGGCTGCTCTTGTTTCTTCAATAAATCAGCCAATATATCTATGTTATCAATCTGAAAGCGATGTTTAACAAAGTTCCACGAAGCTACAATGCCAAAGTTCTCTGCATCTATTGGCGTGGGGCAGCCACCACTAAACTGCTCTTTGATCTTATCTACCTTGATGAATATCAGATTGCCATCAGTAGGGTGGTTGTAGATACGATGCAAGATGATGAAGTCATCTGCTCTGTTCTTCCACTTTGCACCCTGCTCTGCATCTGATGGTCTTGGGAAGTCAGCATAGTTGAAGTATGGGTGTTTATTGTCTTTGATAAATCTGCGCCCTGCTTCTGTGGCTGGGTGCATATTTACGACTAACCTACACTTCCACTCTTCACTCATCACTCTCATGTCACTTGACACTTCATAGTGGTAGTCGTGAGTAGATAGGCTGCCTAACACACCCTTATCTATGCGCAAGCTGTTATATGGGTCAATGATAATAGATGCGATGCTGCTATCCTTCTTCACCAAGTGATCTATCACACCACGCAGTTCATTCCACGCATATACTTTGTCCTGCTTGATGAATAGAGCGTATTTTGACAGGTAGGCATACCAACGCTCTGTTTCTTCCTTAGATAGCTTCCTTTCGCCATTATAGCGTATTGATTGCCCTGCCAGCACTTCTATCAACTCCATCTTAACTACTGCGCTGTTATTCTCGGAAGTGTAGATCAGAACCTTGTGGCCATGCTTGATGGCTGCTGCAAGTTCCAAGTACAGAATTAACTTTGTCTTGCCGATACCACTATGACCAAGTACGATAGTAAAGTTTCTCTTCCATAGCCAATGCCTGTCTAACTTTGGGCAGCCCCATTGCTTGCCCAATTCTATCTTGCCATCAGCGTAGTCTTGTATAAAGTCGAGTTCAGTTGTCATTAGCACAATAGTTGTTAAATTCTTCTATTTTTTTTGCCACTTCAATAGTCCACCAATAAACACGCTTCAACCTATCTTCACTAATATTTACATCTATCAGCATTGGTTCAATTTCGTCAACCATTAATTTTTCTCCTTTGAATGCGTTACCTTTCCTAAATACATATTGAACTTGTGCTAATTTAGGTGAGTGCCCAGCATATTGCCTTATTGCGAGAGCGTAATAACAGAGCTGCAAATAGTTATCTTTTAAATACTTAGTTGCTGCCTTTTTTGAGCCTGTTTTATAGTCTATTATTCTGTCAAGATCATTAGTGGCTGTATCAACATACCCTATCACATCAAACTCATCATATTTCAATGACACAAAATACTCAAAAAGATCAAGCCTTTCACACATAGATAAGTACTTGATTTCACAATCAGTAAACCCTGTAAAATCCCCTGATTCAAGCGCCCCGCCAACCTTGCTACCAAAGTCAGTATAAGCATTACCTTCAAACTCTATTCTGTCAATATATCTTCTCTTGTATTCGCCAACATCAGACACAAAGCAGCTAATTTGAGACCAACTCAAATATGGCCTACCATGTTTATTTTTGCTCGGTAAATTCACTTTCAATCCTTCTCTTTTCCTTTATGGCTTTATATTTTTCGTATGCTTCACTTTTTGGCTGTGTTTGCCCAAGCCCTTTGCAATAATAATCATTTCTTAATATACATCTTGCCATCCTTTTCCATGATGGCGCCCAACACTTAACCTCTAAGTCGTGGGGGGCTTCGTCTGGGATGAAGTTATATCCCCTTTTAAGCCAACCTACTATAAATTTTTTGAATCTTTCTTTATAGTGATCCTGCATTTTTTTAGGCAACGACCTTAGAAGATAATTAGTATAAGATTGCCAAGTGTGATTGTCAGGCTTGGTGACATCGTTGTATCCGTTTATGTTTCCTTTTTCATTTATGTATAATGCCCCACTATTAACTCCAGAAACACGATTTAAAAGCTTGTACCATGTATCTGGCTCTAATATGTGGTATAGCCATAAACCCTTTTTTTGGTCATCTCCATATGGTTGGCAAAGCCTTTGATTACTTAATTTAACTCCAGCCATAGTCATTAGGTCGTAAACATGATTGTGGGAGTATTGCTTGTATTTTGAATGAAACACCCAAATGTCTTCAGTTCTCCAGTCATATATGGGGTATGCGTTATAAACACTTTTGTGTATTTTTGTAGTCCACTTCCAATTGTTAAATGTTAAATTTTTCTTGGTTGCTGTTATTGCTTTATATCTATGCAAACTCTCATCAGCCCTTATACCAATGAAAGCGGCTGTAAGTTTGTCTTGCGAATACCACTTCCCAAAAAGAATCATAAATTCTTCAAATTCCATCTTTGGATGATAAAAGTCGTATTGACTTAAATCGGCTGATTGTGTTGGTTTATCCCTAACCCATATATCTCTATTATCCTCATCCCAGCAAACCCACTTTGGTTGAAAATCGCTTACGGCGTTCCTTAATAGTAATTCTCCGCAAAACCAATGCAAATCAATGTGATCCTTATATTGATGCACTATTTCTTCTATGTGCTTAATTGTGTGATTGTACTGCGCTTCAAGGTCTATGATGAGAACCCCAACAGTTTTCCCCCTTTTGATAGCTTCATCCATTACGAGGTGCAACATGACGGTTGAGTCTTTTCCTCCGCTAAAAGAAATGTAGTATTTTTCAAATGTATCAAACACCTTTGAAATTCGATGCTTCGTAGCATCTATCACACTTATGTCTAAATATTTTTTAGTAGCCATATTAATATAATTCAGTTTGACGTCCTATACTTAATGCTTCTTCCATTGATATTTCATTGCGGTTGTTCTCGCTGAGCCAATTATTAAGATGCTTCAACGCAATTTTATTAGCTTCTATTTGTTCAAGTTCGGACAAGCGATTAAAGCCAGAGCAAAACTTAGATGGTATACCCGAATGGTAGCACATAGCAGCTTGTCCAAGCCACGCTATCCTATTCATTGATCTATTTGTTAAATAATGTTCACACGAATACACCCACTCTTTAGTGACACTTTTTAAAACGTTGTCAAATAAATCTGTTTCTCTAAAAAAATCAGCATAAGCTTGCTGACATTCTTCTGATGTCATTCCATCTTTTTTGCTTGCATAAAACCCAGCCTTGTGGCACTCCCACTTGTCATAAGTGTGGAATATCCTGCCTTCATCACCTTCGTTTGGTATCCTGTACATTGCCATCTCTTCTTCGCTTGCAATATCGGTAATAGGCTCATATCCTTCATTTGAATCAGATGACTCCCAAGCTTTAGAAAAATCGCTATCGGTAAATAGATTTTCTATGCCCGATATTTGACACAATCTCAAAACTTCTTCTTCATCCATGCCAAGCTGTTTTGCTATGCGAGAATTTGTCCAATTCCTATTTTTCAGTTCAATAACTATCTCACTCATTGCGTTAACTTGGTGCTTGCCCCTTGCCCTATTATGCCTAATCGTAGATGCAATTCTGTCGTTTTTCTCTGACTGCTCTTTGCGTATATCTACTATCGGAAGATAGCCATTTACTCTTTTTCGCACAATTTTAGACTCCTTACCAACCCTGTTTCTGTGGAATCCATCAATTACTTCTGTTTTTGATTTTTCTATATTATTCCATGTAACAATAGGTTGCGTATATCCGTCATTAATTATAGACAATTCAAGCAATTCCATTTCTGGTGGTGCGACCTTATTTGGGTTGTAGTCGTTAGCGACAACTTCATCTGATTTCACCCATCTAACAAAATCTACTGGCTCATTTTTAAATGGGCTAATTTTATGTATATCAGCCCTAATGTCGTTGATCAAATCAACCAATTCGCAACCATCTTTACTTGACAAAAGTTCCAATAATTCATTTTTTAATTCTTCGTATTTCATAACTTTTTTTTTAGGATTCATTGATCACAAAACAAACGCTATTAATTAACTCTTCCTTACTTCTGCCTGCTGCCTTTGCTTTCTTCGGCAGCATCTTGAAGTCACGCTCTCCCCTGATAACGTATTTAGGCTTGCCAATGCAGAAGGGAAAGCCATCCTGAAAGTAGATGATGGCTCTCCGC